GGCAACCCCAGAGATTGCACCACCAATTGGCCGAACAGTAGACCGTGACAGCGGCACGTTCGGTGTACAAACATATGAATATGGTGAAGTTGAGATCGCATCAGAGGTCGGCTGGGACGCTTACAAGCGTGTAGCTGATGGTCTGATGACAATGCTTAATTTCACAGGACTTCTTCATGGGTATAGCTTCAACAGTTGGAGTGATGTTGTCACCTACGACAACGCCTTTATCGAAGAGTGGCTCAGGTCTCCGCAAACAAGTCTCTATTACTCATTGCAGGTAATGGGCGACACACAAGATAAGTCGGATGCTTATGCTGCCTTAGATACAGAAGAAGTAGAAGATTATCTTGCGTCACTTTTAAATGATGAACCCACATGTGATTGTCAAGAATGAACCCTTATGAAAAATTACTAGCGCGTAAGCGCAAATGGACACCAGTCCAAACAGAAGCTGGCCCAGTGATGGAGGGTGCTGAAGAAACAATTTTCAGAGCCCTGGCATTGCGTTGCTTAGAACTACCCGTTGGAGACTTTATTACTGATGCTTTGTCCACTGATGTACCGTCGCTCGCCAGAGAGCTACTCATCTCAAATGTACGGGATGAAGAGAATCACGACGTGGCACTTGGTTACATCGCCAATGCTTATGGCGTTGACGTACAAGCTGAAAAAGAAGCCTTGGCGTTACAACAGGCTTGGATTGCGCATCCTGATCACACGATCACCAAAGCGATGGTTGCCGAACGTGCGATTTTCTTTGTATTACTCCCGTTCTTTAGAGCTGTTGGTGACAGTGGTATGCGAACAGTCTCTGCGGATATATCAAGAGACGAACAAATTCACGTCGCAACGAATAGCCTCGTCTGCAAAGAACTCGGATTGGACATCAGTCCATCCCTAGATAAGTTACGTAAAGCAACAATCAATTGGGTAATGCAGCCACTTAAGTATGGCGCAACCGATAGAAAATTGGATAAAAAATTTTGGCTGGATCAGAGCGACAACTTGATGTATCAAGGTAAAGCTCCCGAACTTTCTTTCACAAAAGCAAGCAGAGTTCCAGCCTTCTTTGAGCATAGCAATGTCAATCTACCCCAATACGCTTGAGCCAATCTTTGGCCCTGAGCTTAGATCAATTATTGAAGAACTTAATGAGTTCTATCCACCCGTTACTCCTACACCAGACTGGACCGAACGTCAGATCATGTATAGATCTGGACAACGTTCAGTCGTGGAGTGGTTAATCCAACGAATAGAAAACTAATGTGTTTCAATAACCAACAACCAAGACCACCAGAAGTCAAACCACCAACACCACCTCCACCGCCAAAGCCACTTCAGATAGCTCAAACATCGAGGCTACCAGCACGTGAGGTTCAACAGAAAGAAAAAAAGCAAGTGCGCTTTGGTGCTAGAAGCATGAAGGAAGATGCCGCAAAAGGCAGGAAACGCGATGCAGCTTCATTGCTAGTCCCTATGAATGACACAGGCAGCAAGCCTGGAGGTCTTAACCCATGACTACTGCACGTGAACGCTACAGCAAACTAAGTTCTAACCGACATCAGTTTCTAGATACTGCAGTAGAGTGTTCAAAACTTACACTGCCCTATCTAATCTCACGTGATGAGGAGACTAGAAACCACAAGGTACTAGTAACACCCTGGCAATCAGTAGGTAGCAAAGCTGTTGTGACCTTGGCTGCAAAGCTAATGTTGGCACTGCTACCACCACAAACTACATTCTTTAAGTTACAAGTCAAAGAAGACAAGCTGGGTGAAGAAATTACTCCTGAAATCAGAAGTGAATTAGACCTATCCTTTTCCAAGATGGAGCGAACCATCATGGAATCAATCGCTGCATCAAATGATCGTGTCGTCGTGCATCAAGCACTGAAGCACCTCATTGTTGGTGGAAATGCTTTGATTTTTATGGGTAAGGAAGGTCTGAAACACTACCCACTAAACCGTTATGTGGTTAACCGTGATGGTAATGGTGAAGTTCTAGAGATCATTACAAAAGAATCGGTAAATAAAGAACTTCTGAATATGAAGAGCTTTGAACCGACACCTAACCGAGTAGACGACGATGGATCAGGACATACTGATGAAGTTGATATCTACACCCACATCAAACTCGACAACGGTCGATGGAGATGGCATCAAGAATGCATGGGTAAGATTATGGATGGTACTAAAGGTACTGCTCCTAAGAATGCATCCCCTTGGCTAGTACTGAGATTCAATACTTGCGATGGTGAAGACTATGGTCGAGGCAGAGTAGAGGAATTCCTTGGTGACTTCCGTAGCCTTGAAGCACTCAGTCAAGCACTGGTCGAAGGATCAGCTGCGGCGGCTAAGGTTGTATTCCTTGTAAGCCCGTCGAGCACCACTAAGCCTCAGACATTGGCTCAGGCTGGTAACGGTGCAATCATTCAAGGCAGACAAGATGATGTCACTGTCGTCACTACTGGTGGGAAGACTGCTGACTTTGCTACTGCTGCCAACCTCGCTCAACAACTTGAGCGTCGTATTGGAGAGGCATTCTTACAGCTGAACATCCGACAGTCTGAAAGAACTACTGCTGAAGAAGTACGCCTTACACAGCTCGAGCTTGAACAACAACTAGGTGGACTATTCAGTCTACTGACAGTTGAATTCCTTGTTCCTTACCTAAGCAGAGTCATGATGGTTCTGCAACGTAACGGTCAACTACCAAAGATTCCTAAGGATTTTATTAGTCCAACAATTGTTGCTGGTGTTAATGCCTTGGGTCGTGGTCAAGACCGAGAAAGTCTAACCACATTCATTACAACCATTGCTCAGACACTAGGTCCTGAAGCACTGATGAAGTACATCGATTCGACTGAAGCAATCAAGCGATTGGCTGCAGCTCAAGGTATTGATTACCTAGGTCTCGTCAAACGTGAAGAGGAAATTCAGCAAGAGATGCAACAGCAACAGCAGATGGCACAGGAGCAAGCTCTTGTCGAACAAGCTGGTCAGCTGGCAAGTGCACCAATGATGGATCCATCTAAGCAACCACAAGAACAACAACAACCACCACAAGATGCCTGATATTATTTCAATGGATGAGTCTCAAGCAGACGCTCCAGAACTTAATGCTGACGAGCAAGAATCACTTGCTCTTGGCGAGCAGATGCAAGCTGCTGAAGATCAGTTGCTAGCAGGTAAATACAAAAGCGTTGAGGAACTAGAGCGTGGATACTTGGAGGCACAGAAAGCTCTAAGTACCAAGCAAGAAGAAGTAGAACCTCAGCAAGAAGAACCTGAGCAAGAAACTGAAGTACAAACATTTCTCAATTCTGCCTCTGCTGAATACGCAGAGAATGGCGAGCTGTCTCAAGACACCATGTCTAAGCTGACAGAGATGTCAAGTGAGGAGTTGGTTAATGCATACATTGCTTCTCAATCAACTAACCAAGCTACTAATAGTATTGAACTAAACGACAATCAAGTAAAGTCAATTAAAGATAGTGTTGGTGGGGAATCAAAGTATGAAGAACTGGTGAGCTGGGCTGGACAGAATCTAGACGCTGCATCAGTACAAGCCTTTGATACTCTTGTTGAGACAGGTAATGCAAAAGCTATTGAACTAGCAGTAGCTGGCTTGAATGCTAGATATGAAGCAGAGAATGGGAGTGATGGACAATTGATTACTGGTAAGTCACCTACAACTAATGGTGAAAGATTCCGTAGCCAAGCAGAGGTTGTTGAGGCAATGTCTGACCCACGCTATGACCGTGACCCTGCATACAGGCAGGAAATCATTGAAAAAATTGAACGGTCTGACGACTTCTTTTAACTATGCATAAAGGCAAACCCCATAAACCTGTCAAAAAGGTAAAAGGAAATGGCAGCAAAAAAAAAGGCTACTAAAAAAATTAAAGGAGCTGACGGCAAGGCTTGCTGGAAAGGCTACTCATATGCCGGAACTAAAAACGGCAAAGACAAATGTGTAAAAACAAAAAAGTAAACATCAACTATTAAAATGAAATCTATTATCGCAACTGGTATCCTCCTCGGCTTCGGCACTGCTGCTGTAGCTGGCCCCTATGTGAATATCGAAGCCAACTCTGGCTGGTCAGGTACAGATTACGGCGGCACTGCAATTGACAACCACGTAGGTTATGAAGGCGACGGTTGGTATATCCAAGGTGGTCCTTCTATTATCGCTCCTGATGGTGGCGAAAGCACTGTTGAACTGTCTGGGAAGGCAGGTGGCTATGTACCCCTGAGTGCAAAGCTCGGTGCCTATGGTGAAGTTTCCTTCATCACTGGTGATGGCAACAATGGCTATGGAACAAAGCTGGGTGTTAAGTACAACTTCTGATGAACGACACACAAATCTGGCCCACCGAACCACGTATGTATACCCAAGAAGTAACCGTGACACATAACGAAAAAGCAGAGATGCTCAATGGACGCCTTGCAATGCTTGGTGTTATTGCAGCTATTGGATCTTATGTAACTACAGGTCAGCTGATTCCTGGAGTCTTTTAAAAGCTAAATAGAATTAAAGGAGGGTGCAATTCCCTCCCTAGCTATGGAGAGCCAACTCCTAAAAATGGTCTTACTTACCGGCGACATAGACATGA